ACCAAATATCAGATGAGGCATGTACTGCTAAGCATACAATATTTACTGCAAATGTTGTAGCGGGACTAGGAGCAAGTCAATTATTTAATGTCTTGCATAATAGGTCGTACTGGCAGTATATTAGGCAGTCGTTGGCACCCTTATCCTTTGGTAGGGAGTACCCAATTAATAAAATAAATAACGAGGTAAAAGATGGCTTTGAAAAAAACCAAAAGAAAGATAGTGTCTCTAAACCCCTCAATACTGCTCTTGTACGGACCACCCAAGGTCGGCAAGACAACTATGTTGAGTAAACTAGATGACTGTCTTATCATAGACACTGAAAAGGGGTCTAAAATGGTTGAAGCATATGTAGCCGATGTTACTAATAGAGCTGAGCTAATAAGCTTAGTAAAAGAAGCTAAAGAAGGTCACGAGTATACTTATTTTGCTATCGATACTATTGATAAAGTAGTAGAGTGGGCAGAAAGGGCAGTATGTCAAGAGTATGAGGTGGCCTCTATAGCTGATTTATCTTTTGGTAAGGGCTATGCTTTAACTAGAGAAAAAGTAATGAATACCATCAAAGCTTTTGCTGATTGTGTTGACCATTTAATATTAATAGGTCACCGCAAAGTAGCAAGAGCTATTCTAGATGGTAAACCAATAGTAGAACCTGAGAGTTTAGATATCACAGGTAAATTAAAATCCATGATTATGTCAGATTGCGATGCGATAGGTTACGTCCACAGAGATGAGGAAGATAAACTTATGGTTTCCTTTAAAGCGAGTGAAGCTGTTGAAGCTGGGAGTAGATGCACTCACTTAAAAGGCGAAGTGATAGACTTTGATTGGGCTAAAATATATAAGAAAGGAGATAAAGATGGCGCTAGTAAGACCAAAAAGTAGTAGTGGCGATAAGACGAATTTCTATGGAGTTTGTGAAATCGCTTTGTTAAGTGTAACAGATAAGAGTGACCAATTCGGCTGGGCTGATGTTTACCTAGATGTTGAAATTAAACAGAAAGGTAGTGATTATACTAAATCACTAAGGATATGTGGCTCATTTGAAAAAGACCCTGATGGAACAGTTTCAGGCGGTTCTGTATTGAATCGTTTGTATAACTTCCTAGATTGTATCGGCTGTAAGGCTGGTATTAATGCAAAGGGTGGATGGGAACAAGAAGATGGTCAAAATATAGATGACATTGCATCATTCCTTTCTCAAGGATACTGCGGAAGCTCTGAACCAACTAGCTTTCCTTATTTAGCCTATGTTTATAAGGAAAAACCTAAGAAGCAAGGAGATAAAGTGTATGCTAGAGTCCATCACAAAATCTATCCAAATGAAGAAGCAAATACTAAGAAACTATTAGACGATGTAAATTGGCTAAAAGGTAGAGGGTATTTGAAAGAAGCTAGTCCTGAAGAACTAGACGCTGTGCGTCCAGTAACATCAAATGGCATGGGTGACCCTACAAAAGGTCTTCCATCAGATGCATTCGATAACTTATAATGGACTACATTGAGATAGCACAAGGGAGCCCTCGTAACAGGGGCTTCCTTATTCTCAAAAAGGATTTAATCAAGTATATTAATCCTGAAGAGCCGTTATATCGGTCTGTTTATCTTTATGATAAAGAAGCTGTAGAATATGCTAAAAGTGGTGGTTTAAAGAACTATTTTGGCAAAAGAGGAGTCGATAATATAATACTAGACATCGATAAATCAAACAATACAGATGAATTTACTAGAGATAAGGCAATATCAATAGTGTTAGAGTTAGAAGGGTATGGTTTAGATGAAAATGCCATACAATGTTTCTTCTCTGGTAGCGGATATCATATATCAATACCTAATGCTGCATTCGGGTTTGTTCCGTCTGACAACATATGGTATCAAGTTAAAAACACTATGTTAAAGCTTTTTCCAAAGATAGACAGTAGTATATATATGCGAACAGGTATCTACAGGGTTGCTCACACAATAAATAAAAAGACGGACTTGTATAAGATTCCGATTACAATAAGCGAGCTTACGAATTTAGATATTAGTATACAGGATTTAGCCAAAGAACCTAGATTTGATTATCCGTACACTGAAAGACTAGCAGATGGAGAACTATCAGGCGCTATAGTAACTAATGTTACTAAAGTAAATGCCTCAAGGAAGGTAACCGAACCTACCGATATAGTTCCCTGTGTACAAAAGATGTTAAATCTTGGACCACAAGAAGGAAACAGAAATCAAACATTAATGAGAATAGCATCTCATTGCGCAAGACACGGAATACCGTCTCAATTTGCAAAAGCAATGATATTGCATTGGAATAATCGTAGTTTAAATGAGAATGAAGTCATAGAAAAGATAGAGTATACATATAACAGAGGTTATAAGTATGGATGTCAAGATACAATAATGGCTGACCATTGTCAAACTAGATGCGTTTACTTCAAGAAGAAAGACTATTTAATTGATGTTAAGAATGCTGAAGAGTTACAAAAAGACTTAGAGTTTCGTTTAGAAACTGATTTTAGTGGTAAAACTATAGACATAGCAGGTATGTTAGGACTGCATAATGTAGATTGTGAGATATACCCAGGAGAACTAGTTACAATATTTGGACCTACGGGTTCAGGCAAAACAACTTTTGCACAAAACTTAGTCCTAGGGGTAGATTTCGATAACGATTGTATTATACAGGATAAACAAATTCCTTGTCTATATTTATCATTAGAGTTGTCAGCTTGGTATATGCATAGAAGAAATATGCAAGTAGTAAGTGGCCTAAGTAAACAGCAAGTAAACGATAGGTATAAGACCTTATATGGAACGTATAAAGAGAGATTAAGTCACTTAGTCATACAAACTGTTGCGCCTAATCTAGAGCAGATACAGAATAAAATACGAGAATTACAACCAGCAGTTGTAGTTGTTGACTATATTGATTTAATATCTACAACTTCTAAATATATGGGTGAATACGAACAAGTTAGACAAGTATCACATTATTTATCTAATCTTGCTGTAAACATGGATATCATAATAATACAGATAAGCCAGGTGAGTAGGGAATATAGCCGAAACGAGGCATTAGATTTGTACGCTGGAAAAGGTTCAGGTGCAATAGAGAATGCCAGTCGTAAAGTTATCGGGCTAAACGGTCAAGCTAATTGTAATAAAAAATCAGTACATATGTATAAGAATACAGATGGAGAATTATTTGATACTGAGCTTGAGTGGCAGCCTTCATTCAGATTAAGGAGAGTTAAATGATACTTAAAATAATCAACTTACCAAAATTGAAATTTCTATATTTCTTTAACTTTATAGGACTCGGATTTGCTAATCTAAGCGATTCCGATGGAGATGGTTTAAAGTTTCTGATAAATATATGGAAATTTGAATTAGGCTTTTACTTAGCATGGAGGACAAAACAACATGTCGACTATGAGAAACAAAACGAGAGCGGTTTTAGCGCATCTGCTTAGTGGCAGAAAACTAACACCCTCAGAAGCATATGAAAGGTTCAGGACAATGAGATTAGGAGCTATAATATTTAATCTCAAGAGAGAAGGTGAAGCCAACGGTGAATGGGATATAGTAAATGAAAATCCTAAAAGTAAGCATGGCCTTTATCGTCTAATCAAAACTGGAAATGCGAAGTAGAAGAAAGAAAATCGATTGGGAGGGGCTTTATATGAAGAAGCTCCTTCCAATTCATAAAAATCATTCTAAGAAGATTTATCATAGGATGATGAAGAAATCGTCGACTCTAAAGTCGTCATTAAAAAGAAGGAGTAGAGAGTATGAAGTCGAATTTAAAATATCGCTTACAGAAGTTAGACAATTACTTTATAAATCTTATGGGAAGCCGTGTATATATTGCAACCAGACTCTTGTGGTCGGGAATATGGCTTGTGACCACATTATTCCTCTTAGTATGGGTGGTGGTTCAATTGTGTCTAACCTTCACATAGTATGTGGAAGATGTAATACAAGAAAAGGACCATTGACTCATAAAGATTATAAAGATTTATTAAAAAGTCTTGACAAACTATCTGAAGATGTTGTAAAGTATGTGCTCAGAAAATTAGCAAAATCAGAAATGTTTTAAATTTGGGAAGTAGCTAAACATTAAATTAACAATTAACGTAAAATAAATACAATAATTGAAATTATGTTTGAAGAATATCTCGTCGAAAAGATGCTTCCCAATTAATTTATCCATGGTGAGTTATTGCACCAAATTAGCAAGTACAAGGTATTGATAACACCGATAAAGTTAGGAATCCTACTGCGTGAGCACTGGTGGGGCGGTACATATAAGAGTTGATTTTTCACTCTAATCCTTTCTGTCCTTTAAAACCTAACTTTTGTACTTGCTATGTATTTAGAAATGTCATAAATTAAGAGTCCTATGATAGAAACTAAACAATGTTTTGCATGCGGACAATTAGTGTATGCACACGATTGCCATTATCAATGTAATGCCTGTGGGTATGCAGAGAATTGACAAGATATATCTGGGAGGTTCTCTCAGGAAGGTAAGAAAAATGTCGTTAAAAAGGGAGATGAACGCAGTCCTAAAAAAGAAAGCGTTAATAGCAGAAAAAAATCTAAGAAATTACATACAGAAGAAGTATGGTAAGATAGACCTTGGTTTCGTCAGCGAAGGTGTATCAGATTCTTGGTTAAGGAGATTCTATGAAACAAATGGTATCAAAAGGGTTCGCAAAAAAGGACACTAAAGCTTATAAACCAGACCCAGAAACTGGAAAATGGAGAGGTGCAGAAACTAAAAATGGAAATTATGCAACTATTAAGCCAGGCTGGGTAGCAGAGTTTAAAGTCAATGGAAAGAAGCATGTTCTAGAATTATGGGCTTTTAATGCTAAATGGGGTGTACAAAGCATGTTCTATAAACTACAGAAGGTGAAAGATGAAGAAAATCTCGAAGACACCATGTAAACTAACACTTGAAGAAGAGTACGCTTTTGAGCATAAACAGCGAATAAAAGCAGAAAATCATATAAAAGAGGTGTGGGAATACAATGCCGAGCTCGAAAAAGAGGTGAATAGGCTACAATCTATTATTACTAAGGGGGAACATACACCTAAGAAAAAAACCCCCTTAAATCCTCAATTACTATTAGAAGGTCGATTAGAAAAGATATATAAAGCTAGAGAAGAAGCTATTAAAAAGATGGAAAAAGGGTTAAAATGAATAGATTAGATAAACATATTAGATGTAACTGTGGAAAAGAGTATGGAGTATTAAAGTTTAGAAAGAAAGTAAATTGTAAAAGATGTAAGACTGAAGTAATAGCAAGAGGATTAAAGAAATGAGTAATAAAGAAGAATTGAGAATCCTTTGGGGATTAGTTAGAAGAATAAACAACGTTGTTTATGGGTACAAAAAACCAACTGGAAGGAGAAAAAATGCAAGTAAATCCAAGAAAAATAATGCAACAAAATATTAATCAATTATCTGAAAGAACAAATCAAGTAGCAGGTGGTTTATCGTTAGTTATAAAAAAGATTGAGCATTTAGATAAAAACTTAGGAGGCTTGGAGCAAATCATTATGAAACTTGCTGAGTTCTTAGGGAAGGACGAAGAGTTTAACAAATACCTTGATGATTGGCTTAAATCGGAAAGCGTAGTTTCTAAAGAAAAATCAAAGTCGGTAAATAACGCTGGAGATACGGATGGTGATTTAGTCGTCGGAAACAGTGTAGCCGATAAGACCAGCAGTTCCACCAGCAGCAGCGATAGGTAATCCTACTCTAGTGCCATAAAAGTAGGGATTGTAGCTTCTATAACCTTTAGTTATATCGTCTACATCTCTCATCATGTTACCTATGTAATTTAGCTCTTTATTAGCTATAGGTACATTAGTTCTTAGCTGA